CTGCGCGCGGCACGGGCGCCGCCGGTCACGGCCTGCCCGTCAAAAAGCGCCATCAGCGCCTTGCGCCGATCCTCGTCTATGCCGTCATAGATGCTCCCGATACAGAAAATGCTCTGCTCGCCCGCGTTGCTGGTCATTTCCTGACAGCCGTAAACGCTGCCGTCGGGGTGAATGGCAGCAAAGCGTCCGGCGCCTAAGCCACATTTGCCTCCGGCGCTGCATTTGACGCCGCATCGGCGCGGGTTGTCAGACGCCGCGTTGATGGCCCGTATGTCCCGGAACGCCGTCTCCAGCGTGGAAAACTCGGGCGGCTTTTTGCCTGTGCGGTAGCAGCCAATGTAATAGTCGGCATACTTCCGAAGCTCGGCTTTCAGCGTGCTTCTGTCCTTTTCAGACCAGACCTGAAAGGCGTCCGGTATGGCAAAGAAGTACCGAAAGCCCGATTCCTCGGCAAAGCGGATGTTCTCAAACAGATGCGCGCAGGTGTGCGGAATCACCGTCATCCGGAAGGTGGTGCCCGGAAAGGCGGCGGCGATCTTCGGGATGAGGGGGCGCAGGGCCTCAAAGGACCCGCTGCCGTCATGGAAGGGCCGGTTGTAGTCCTGTGTGGCCTTCGCCCCGTCGATGGAAAACAGCAGGCCGATATCGTGCTTTCTCATAAAGTCGATCTTCTCGTCGTCCAGCAGGACACAATTGCTGGTCATGGACAGGCGGAAAGGCTGTTTGCGCTCCTGCCGGATATAAAGGGTCAGGGGTTTTATGATACTGTCGAACATGACAAGCGGCTCGCCGCCGAAGAAATTGATTTCGGGTACGACGCCTTTGTCCGCGTTTGCAATGAGAAAATCTGCGGCGTCCACGGCTGTCTCGTAGCGCATGTGCCGGGGCTCCTGATGTACAAAGCAGTACCGGCAGGGCAGACTGCAGGCGTGCGTCACGAGGAGCATCGCCGAAGTGATTTTTGGAAGCGGCATATTCAGCCCTCCTCGACGGACGTTCTGGAAAGTCCCGCAAACCTGTGGACGTTCCCATCGCTGTCCTTGAAATAATAGCCGACACAAGTGTCGGCGCTGGCATTTGTAACCACGACGGGCTCGCCGCTGAGAACAAGGTTCCCGAGGCTATCAGCCGTGACCGTGGGATGCATGGTGAAGGTCGCCGTGGAGCTGCCCGTTTCATTTAGAAGCGTCTCGGTTTTGCTCTCGTCAACGGACACCACATACCCGTTGAGCAGCCCCGCGACGTTGCGGCTGCCCGGCCTTTTACGCAGGGCGCCGCCCGCCGTAATGCGGAAGTTACGCATATCTGCCGCCTCGCCGTATCTCAGGCGGCTCTCGCCCTCAGGAGACTGGTTGACACCCAGCCATCTGTCGATTTTGAAGACGCTCTCGTTGACTGCGGTTGAGATTTTGGCCATGTCGTCACCACCTTGCGGCTTCGCCGTGCTCTATGCCGCCGTAAACGTTCTCTATGGCCTCGAACAAAGCGGGTCTATGCCGGATGTACTCGTACTGCAGCTGCTCGTAGCGCTGTTGAAAAAAGCTCGCTGCGGCCGGGTTCTCGTCGATCAACAAGTTTGCCGCGAGGCCGTAGGGCATAACGCCCAGAGCGTAGGCGTCGTCGATGCCGTTTATATAGTCGTCAAGTGCCGAAACTGCCGCGAACGCGCCTCTGCCGCCCGTGCGCAGCTTAAATTCGGCCGTCATAATACCGATGATGGCCGGGGTCCTGAATTTGTAATCCTGTGTGTCGCTCGTCTGCGCGGTTCCTGTGGGCGACAGTTCGTCCATAAGCCCCATCGCCGCGTCACACACGTCGCTGACATAAGCCATGAGATCCCTCCTTAAAGTGATGGGGGAGGGCGTGCCTCCCCCAATAAATAGGATGTTATGCTGCAATCACAAGCTCAAAGATCGGGCTGTTAATTAGGCCGCTCTTGGCCGCGTAGGCCCGGATGAGCGTGCCTGCCGCGGGGCTTGTAAAAGCCGCCGAATAGTTTGCCGCGGTGGCGCTGGTCTTCGGATTGGACCCGTCGACCGTGTATTTAATGGTGCTGCCGGCTGTTGCGCAGGCGAGAGTCACCTTCCCGGCAGACGTGGTGCCGTTGTCGCCCGTCAGCGGTGCGCACATACCGGACTGCGCATAGATGTAAATGCCGTTTGCCTTCTGCGCAAGCACGAACGAATCGTAGCGGCAGAGCCCTTCCATGAGGGTTCCGGCATAGCCGGGGGCATTGTCGTTTGCGCGCAGCATACGCAGCTTCATGGGGTCTGCGGAGGACTGCTTGTACTTGATGATAAATTCAACGCCTGCGGGCATGCGGCTCTTGGGTACCGAGATGATCGGCGAGTCGTTGATGACGCCGATCTGACCGCGGACAATGGCCTTGGAGGTGAAGGCCTCATTGTGCCCGAGCTCCGCCGCCAGCTTGCAGCTGACGCACACATCGCTGCGCACGAAGGTTGCCCTGTTTTCGGCGGGCACGTTCATGTCGTCGAGTGCCGCGTGCGCGGTCAAAAGCGCCTCCATCACGGTTGTCTTGGTCAGCGCCGTTCCGTTGAGCGCGCCGAGGCCCGCGCCGTTTGCCCAGGTCTTGAGACGGTAGGTGTCAATCTCGGGAATGTAGCGCTCGTCCCACATCTGCTTGAGGTAGGCCACAGCCTTTTTGACAAAGAGCTGATCCTGCACATTGGTGGCGTCAAAGGTCTTGGTAAAGGAGCGCTTCATCGTCAGCGAGTAGGTGTTCAGCTCGTCGTCGACCTCCGAGGGGGTGCCGAAGCGGTTGCTGGTGGCGGTGTTGTCGTAATCGTTGAGATCGCCCGCGGTCAGCGTCCACACCTTGATGGCGTTCACGCCCTCCCAGTTGTAGTTGGTGCCGATGTAGGCGTCCGTAATGGACCCCTTCTTGTAGCGCTCGTCGAGCTTGGGGTCATATTTCGTCGCAAGATTTACTGTTGCCATTATTCAAATTCCTTTCTGCCCGTGCCGTCGGGGAAGCGGGCGCTGCCGCTTCATCTACCGCGGCTCAAGGGCTCAAAAATAGTGTTGTTCAGTCGCTGTTCCAGAGCTTGTCGAACTCGTCCTGCGGATTCGAGCGGCCGACGCTCGTTGTGCTGCCGGTCGAACGCTGTCGGTTTTCGGCGTTCTTCCGGTCGGAGGCCACCAGCGATTTGAGCTGCCGGTTTTCAATCTTCTCATAGGCCTGCACAAGCGTTCTGCCGCCCTGACTGTAAAGCGCCCACACCTCTTTGGGGACGGCTTCGGGCGTCACGGTCGGGTACTCGCGGATAAATTCCGCAAAGTCGCTGCCGCGCTTTTCCTGCGCCTGCTTCTCGGCCTCCGCCGGGGTCTCGGCAAAGGCGCGCCCGGCGCCCAGGCGGCTTTCTTTTTCCGCAAGCCGCTGCTCCTTTTGCTCCAGGGCAATCCGGCCCCGGGCCACGGAGAGGTCGAGCTTTTCTCGCTCGGCGAGAAGCGCCGCACGGGTCTCGTCGATCAGTGCGTTGACATCCGCAAAGCCCTGCTGCCGAGCCATCGTATTCAAATGCGTCAGCGCCTGCCTGGGATCGGGGCAGAGCGCCGTCAGCGCCCGCTGTTCGGCTGATAAATCCTCGTGTTTCTGTCTGATCCGGTCGTAGTCCAGGCCCTTCTGCGCCAGAACAACAACCTCGTCCTTCGATACCGTCTTCACCTCGTCCAGGTGCTTCAAGGTAAACTGGTCGGCTTCCTCTGCCTGCCCGGGTTTGGTCTCCGGCGTATCGGTCTTCCCGTCCGTCCACAGCTGCTGGTCGGCATCCGTGTCCTTCAGGTCGGCGTTTTCCGCTGTGTCGTCGGCCTCTGTCGTTTCGAGGTCGACCGTGCTGTCGTCATCGAGAGCGGCATCATCGGGCAAATTCTCCCAGTCCTCCGTCGTCACCGCGGTGTCAAGCCTTGTTTCTTCGTCCATATTTTTGTCCTTTCTGCCTATGGTCGGGCAAAAGATTTTTTATTCTCAAAGGGCCGGAAGGCCCTGCGTGAGCATCGGTGCGCCCAAGGCGCTTTGCAGGTTCGGTACGCCGCCGCCGGGGAGGCCGGGTAGGCCGGATGCGCCGGATACGGGGGTCTGTGCGTGCCGCAGCTTCTCTATGAGGGCCTGTTTCCGGCTGATGTAGCCCTCGGGTACGCGCTCAAGGTAATCGTCAAGCTCGATGCGGCCCTGCACCAAGAGGTTGTCCAGCGTCTGCATCGAGGCAATTTCGGACCAGTAGCTCGACGCGCCCACGTCCAGCTTGAGCGTCATCGGCAGCTGCCGCAGCGTCGAGAAGTCAAAGTCAATTGTCTCCGCGCTTTTGCCGGGGGGGACAGGCAGTCCCGTCAAATCCGGCGCCGGGGCCTTGACCGTTCGGGTGCCGTAATAGGTGGACATGAACTCCAGATAGATGCCGCCGAGATCCTCGATGCTCTGGTAGAGATTTTGCCGCGTGATTTCACTGGGAATCGAGGAGGCCCGCTGCAGGGCGATGATGGCGGAGGTGTTGTCCGGCCTTGCGTTGCCGAGGGCCGCGGCGGTCGCGCCCAGAAAGGTCTGCGTGTAGTCGATCGTCTTGTCGATAAACAGCGGCACCGCGCTGTCGGTGTGTGCGGGCTCGATGATTCGGGCAATGTCGTTCATGTTTCCGCCGTTGACGCCGATGGCCACGCCCGCCTGATTGGTCCATTTGCTGATGCGGGTCTTGTCGTACACGACCTTCGGAAACGCGGTCTGCATCATGGAAAGCTGCTGCATGGCAAAGGTCTTGTTGACAAAAATCTGGTTTGGAATCAGCCCCGTGATCATCGCCTGACCGTGACAGCAGTTTTGTACATAGTCCCAGTTGAGCCAGGTCAGTGGATAAAGCCGAATCCCGAGGTTCCACGGCCTGCGGAGCATAACGCCGCGCGCGGCCTCACAGGCCCAGATTTCCCCGGAATCATCGTCCCGCCACAGACGGAGCAAAACCGTCACACGGTCATCC